TCAAACTATATGGAATCTATTGGATGAGGCTGATGCTGTCATTCACTACAATGGTAAGAAGTTTGATATACCTACACTGAACTGGGAGTTCATTCAACACGGACTTACACCACCATCTCCTTACAAAGAGATTGACTTGCTTCAGACAACAAGACAGAAGTTCAAGCCGGCATCTCGTAAGCTAGACTATGTTGCGTCTAAGCTAGGCATCGGTGCTAAGGTATCTCATGCAGGTATGCCACTGTGGACTGGCTGTATGAATGGTAACAGGAAAGATCGTAAGACAATGAAAGAGTATAACATCCAAGATGTATTCTTGTTAGAGGAATTATATCTCAAGCTATTACCTTGGATCGGCAGTCATCCCAACCGTCAAGTGTACTCAGGTGAGCGTGATACATGCCCATCGTGTGGTAGTCACGACATCCATTACCGAGGCTACGCATACACCAATGCAACTAAGGCTCGGAAGTTTAAGTGTAATGGTTGTGGTAGTTGGAGTAAGTCAGCTAAGTCGGAGAAAGGTGCAGCATCTAACCTACGTGGGGGGAACATATGAATTGGATAACAAATCCTAATAGATCAACAACACTGCACGCACACGAAGCGTTGAGAGAAGCTAAGGCATTCGGAAAGCAGGTAGGAGGTGATCACTATAAGGATCAAGGCATCCAACCATTGGAGATAACGTACCGAAACTTTGGATACGCTGGTGTTAAGGCAACAGTGTACACCAAGGTGAACAAGTACCTTACTCGTAACAAGGGTAATGAGTTAGAGGATATACACAAGGCTATCCACTGTCTTGAGATGTTAGCAACATTTAAAAATCAATCAACAATACCGGAGAACAATCATGAGTGAAGAGACTATGTTCCAAGTAAAAATCTATGACTTGAAATCAGTATTAGGTGATGACATAGTAGTAGATGGCATCCCTGATATGAATCATGCATACGCAATGGTTATGTCTAATGATGAAGAAGAGGCAACCACTGTCTTCTTAACATGTGATGAGGGCATAGAGGACATGGCTGTCACACTAGAGAAGGTAGCTAGTGAGATACGTACCTTGAAAAAGGGGACACAACAATCAATCCACTAAGAGATGTTAGAGACACTAATGCAAAGAGGGTGATCCAAGAGACGGGAGGGGTCTTGGATGCAGTAACCACAGTCCTCTTTACGCTATGGTTAGTATCAGCATTGACTCTCTTTAGCGTAGCAATGTTTATTTTATATCTTATATGGGGGTATTATGGATGAGAACGTGATTGTACAGGGGGGCTTCGGCTCCCTTGCTGCTCTAAAGAAGCAGCTAGAAAAGAACGGAGTGAAGGTTATTTCCTTCGATGGTAAAACATTAACCACAGACCACGCTACCTTTTCCATGGTAGACCAAAAAATAATCAGAGAAACTAGGGACAATTAATGGATCAATACCAACAGTACATACACACTAGCCGATACGCACGCTGGCTGCCTGAGCTTCAACGAAGAGAAACATGGGAGGAGACGGTAAGTAGGTATGTAGATTTCTGGGTAAATCGTGGAGATTTAGATAGCAAGACAGCTACTAAGATGCACAAGGCCATATACAATATGGAAGTGATGCCATCAATGCGGGCTTTAATGACTGCGGGCGTGGCTCTTGACCGCGATCACATGGCGGGTTTCAACTGTAGTTACATAGCCATAGATCATGTACGTGCATTCGATGAGATCTTATACGTTCTCATGTGTGGTACAGGTGTAGGCTTCTCTGTTGAAAGACAATCAGTAAAGAAACTGCCAGAAATATCAGAGGACTTTCATGAAACAGACACAACAATCATCGTCAGAGATAGCAAGATCGGGTGGGCTAAAGCGTTTAAGGAATTGCTCGGGCTACTCTACTCCGGACAGGTGCCAAAGTGGGACGTGTCCAAGCTCAGACCAAAGGGTGCACCACTCAAGACTTTCGGTGGCAGAAGTAGCGGGCCTGAGCCTTTGGTTGCTCTGTTTAACTTCGCTGTTCGTATGTTCCGTAATGCTGCTGGCCGTAGGCTTACTAGCCTTGAGTGTCATGACCTAGTATGTAAGGTAGCTGAGATTGTAGTGGTAGGTGGTGTGCGTAGGTCGGCACTTATCTCTCTATCTAATCTATCAGATGATCGAATGCGAGGGGCTAAGCTAGGTAACTGGTGGGAGTTAGACGGACAGCGTGCACTTGCTAACAACTCAGCAGTGTATACAGAGCAGCCTGACTTCGAGGTGTTCTTAAAGGAATGGGTATCATTGCATGAGAGTAAGTGTGGTGAGCGAGGGATCTTCTCTCGTATAGCCAGTAAGAATCAAGCAGCTAAGAGTGGCAGGCGGGATGTCGATCACGACTTCGGCACCAACCCTTGCAGTGAGATCATCTTACGATCAGCTCAGGTTTGTAATTTGTCTGAAATAGTAATTCGTAATACCGATACACCACAGGATCTAAACCGTAAGGTAGAGATGGCTGCTATCATTGGTACATTACAGTCTACTCTTACTGACTTCCGTTATGTACGTCCTATCTGGACACGTAACACAGCAGAAGAAAGACTACTAGGTGTATCGATGACTGGCATTATGGACCACCCACTGCTAAGCAAGACATCATGTGCACCTTTGTTGGAGAAGCTGAAGAATAAGGCTGTCACTGTCAATAAGAAGTGGGCTAAGCGTTTAGGTATTGAACAATCTACGGCGATCACCGCCGTGAAACCTAGCGGTACTGTCTCACAGTTAGTTGATAGTGCATCAGGCATCCATGCTAGGTACTCACCTTACTATGTCAGACGTGTACGGAGTGATACTAAAGATCCTCTTACCGCTCTGCTACAAGATCAGGGTGTACCTTGGGAGCAGGATGTAATGAACGCAGAGAACGTAGTGTTCAGCTTCCCTGTTAAGGCACCGAAGGATGCAGTGTGTACCGAGGACCTAGATGTCAAGAAGCAGTTAGACTTATGGGAGGTGTACCAAGATCATTGGTGTGAACACAAGCCATCTGTTACTGTGTACTACAGTGATGATGAGTTCTTAGCAGCAGGTCAATGGATATGGGATAAGCTAGATAAGTGTAGTGGTGTGTCATTCCTACCAAGGTCTGATCATGTCTACCAGCAGGCACCTTACGAAGAGATCAGCAAAGATGTGTACAGTAACTTGTGCAAGTCTATGCCTAAGATTGATTGGAGTAAGTTGTCACAGTATGAATCATCTGACATGACAGAGGGTGCTCAAACGCTAGCCTGTGTTGGACCCTCGTGTGAAATTTAGGAGTGTAGTATGAAGATAGGTCAAACAATATGGAGGGCCGGCTTCGCGCTGGTCTTTGTATTCTTAGGGGTGACTGCTTGTATAGCAGGTATTGACATCCTAATATCAATAGGAGTATAGTATGGGTGATGACGACAAGAAGGGAACTGTTAGAATGAAACCTATGACTGATGAAGAGATGAGACAACTGCTCAAGTACATGGGGGATGGGGATGATGAAGGCATGGATTCTTTCTTTGAGAACCTGCTTATTGAGGACGCAATCATGCAAGAATATTACATGAATGAGCCTCGCCCTCCTAAACCTAAGCCCAAAGCATTGGCCCCACCTAAGCCATTGCCTAAGCCCCATGAGATTATGGAGCAGCTTAATGAGTACATCATTGATCAAGATGATGCTAAGAAAGTATTGTCTGTAGCTATCTACAATCACATGAAGAGAGCTAAAGATCCTGAGAACATCTATCTTAGGAAGTCTAACATCATGTTGATAGGTTCTACTGGTACAGGTAAGACGTTGTTTGCTCAGACCATAGCCAAGGCTGTTGATATACCATTAGCTATTGCTGATGCTACGTCATTGACGGAGGCAGGGTATGTTGGTGATGACGTTGAAACAATACTTGAAAGACTTCTTGATGAGTGTGATCATAATGTTAAGAAGGCAGAGCGAGGTATCATCTACATCGATGAGATCGATAAGGTGTGTGCCAGAGCTGACTCAGGTGGTAAGCGTGACATATCAGGGGCAGGGGTACAACATGCACTACTCAAACTAATAGAGGGTACGATTGCTACGGTTAAGATTGGATCAGGTCACAACCAGACGAAGGTTAAGGTTGATACATCTAACATCTTGTTCATTGTAGGGGGTGCGTTCAGTGGTATAGATAAGATAGCAAGTGCAAGGCTGAACGGGAAGGGTAACTCAATAGGCTTTGGTGCTGATGTAACAAGTGTTGATGACGACAGACAAACACCAATGTCTGATACATCTCTTGAAGATCTTAAATCATATGGCATGATACCTGAGCTACTAGGTAGGATACCTGTGTTAGCTAAGCTCAATCCATTAGATGTTAATGCGTTAAAGAGGATCTTGACTGAGCCTAAGAACGCTATCGTTAAACACTATGAGGAGTTGTTTGCTTTAGATGGCACGTCTCTGAGAATATCAGATGAAGCACTAACTAAGATAGCTGAAGAAGCTATTGAGAATGGAACCGGAGCTAGGGGATTACAATCTATAATGGAACGTGACCTACTAGATTATATGTTTGACGCCGAAGAGAATGTGGAGATAGACTTATGATTACAATACAGCATGTACAAGATGAAGATATGAAACCGTATGGCAACGTGTCTACTGTTACGTTTGAGATTGATGACAGTCAGTCTACTATAGATGATCTACTTCAAGCCTTCGATTACTTTATAAAAGCTATTGGGTATCACCCCGAAGGATGCTTGGAGTATGTTGAGGAGGAGGAGTTAGTATGATAACAAGTGAGACATTCACCACGTACCAACAGGTGATGGAGTACCTGATCCAGACTGAGCCGGATCAGTTCTCTGTTGCGTGTCATGAGCAGGAGGATGGGAGCCAAGTCTGGTTCTTATCCACACCTGATGGAGAGGAGAAGGCTGTATATTAATCTTCTTCTTCGTCCCCGAACATCATCCCTATCTTCGCAGTTTCTAACATACCCACCACCAAGGTTGGGGGGAGTACGTCGAGAGCATCATCAATAGCTGATTCAAGCTGTTCCATGAACGCCTCGACTGCTTCATCCCAATCCACTTCTTCTTGTCTCTCCTTCTGCTTATCACTAAAACTTGTATCAAGACTCATACACTCTTCCTTATTTAAAAACCCAAAGAACTATACCAACAACAACACCTGCCACCCAGTAATACTTTCTATACTCAGGACTCTTAACCTTGTTGACCTCACTGGCAGCTTCAACATGGTTGAATGCAGCTACCACACCACCTGTTTGTCTAAAGAATATGTTAACCAATGGACCACATGCTAAGAGAGCTATAGCTACAGGCCATTGCATATAGAAAGCAAACCATGTCACACCCCAGTATAGGTTGTCAAAGAGGTTAGACACAAACCCTATCCATATCCCCTTAGCCAGCTTACCTTGAGCTGAAGTCTTGCCTTTACCCATACCCTTCTTAAACTCAGGCCACCACAGTACAGCTATCTCTACACAATAACACAGGAAAGGTATAGTTAAGGCTATACTTATCACTGTGCTTACATCTGCCCAGATACTTGACTCATTCATTATTTCTTATCCTTATTCATACCAACTAAATGTTCATAATGGAACTGTTCCATAGCGGACAGCCTCCCTTTGACCTCCCCAAGGGTCTCTCTTATCTCTGCCCTTTCCTCAGCATCACCAAGCCTTGATTGCTCGCATGACTTTCGATCTCTATACAGGAGTCGTACTGCATACGTTAGACCGATAAGGACTAGGGCTAGCATACCAACTATGCCTAGCTTTTCTATACTACCTGCTGCTTCTATTAGAGGGTTCATGAATCTAGCCCCGCTGCATCAGCTATCTTCTTAGATCGTGTCTTCAACAATCCTTTCTTACCAGATGCATCAGTGAATGATGTGACACTCTCCTCACGTACCTTCTTATCATCTCCAGCTCTCATTGCTTTCAATAAAGATGGCCACTTGTTAGCCTTAACTGAGCCAGTATTAAAGGCTATGTTAACTAACACATCCTGATACTTCTTAGGTAAGTCATCGAAGTCTTCAACATCCTTCCTCACTATGTCAGCATGTTTCTTT